GTTTGACACTTGTTCCAGGGCTAGATACATAAAATAACAGAGCTGTTAAAAAAATAACAGCGGCAGTTATTTTCAAAAAGAAGGGATAACAGGGGACCTGGATACAGGGTGTTTTGAGAAGTTAATGGGGGTGTGTTACAATGTAGCAATGTTTCAATGTTACATTGAAGAAATAACTATCTTCGTGTCGTTTACCCTCCACTCGAAAGTTATTCTTATGTTACTACGTAACGTCGATTCTACACACTTGGACAAGGAATTGCAATGGGTTCTACCGAGAATGGATGGGATAAATGTATTCACCACTGGGTAATTGGGGTACCTGAAGGGCGGTATAGTGAGGGTAAGTGTGTTAAATGTGGGGAGAGGCGAGAGGATTTTAGGAATTCGTTTGATGAGCAGGCGCATTACTGGCAGAGAAGGCAAGGAGGAATTAATGAAGGACACGGCAAGGATCCAGAGTGAGATATGGAATGTTAATCCGGAGATGTTATTTGCGGATGGGTTTGATGAGGCGTTAATTGGAACGGGGGATAGGTTTGGTTTTAGCGGGCCTGTTGCGGTGTATGACATGGATAAATGTTTTGAGATACTGGTAGTGAGGGACGGGATGGAGTACGAGGAGGCGGTGGAATACTTTGAATTCAACGTGATTGGAGCCTGGGTAGGGGATGGGACCCCTATATTTGTTAGGCTAGTTGACCAGATTGACGATTAAAAGGAATTACAAGGATTTTAGTCGTTCGCTATATAATAATAATGATAAACAGGGAAGGCATGCGGCCTTACGGTATGCCCATCAATTCGGATATAGCGCCAGGAACAGGGCGGAAGATATGAAAGTAGATCTTGTGTTCTGGGGCGGCCCTAATAATGAGCCCGAGATAGAGGTTGAGGTGGAACGCAGGGATCGCAAGCACTTTTCCAGGGGAGAGTTTCGGTACCCAACAGTAACTATCCCCCAACGCAAGGGGAAACTGTTTGACCGTCCTGGTTCTAGTGGCCTGTATGTTGCGGTTAACCATGAGCTTACCCACGTGCTGGTTACGGACTTCAATTCCATACGTAACTCCCCGGTAATTATTAAGAATTCCTACGTTGAAGGGCAACTTGTTAAGGACGAACCCTTTTATGATGTCCGAAGATATCTTTGGATTATGAAAGAGCTAACAATTGCACAACCAGGGAATTTGAACATGTGTACGTGCTACAAGTACGAACCCGGAAAGGTCTTTTGTGAATGCTCCGTTCGGAAGTGTGATACCTGCGGGTACTGCCAGCGGGTGTGGGCGGCAAGACACCGGGAACATCCGTTCTTCGATAAAGAAAAGTTCCTGGCAGATTTTAAGGCGATAACAAAAAAGACATCGTAGATGGAATTACTACGATGCCTTTTTCTGAGCAACCTGCCCATGGGGTAATGGAGGAATATCCATGAGACCCTCTAATATTACCACCAGATCCCTGCTAAAACAAGTTGGGCCGGGGAGTGAAAGGTTCCCCCCGACCCAGGCGAGAAGCGACACGTACCCCCTATAGTTGGTCTAAGAGGACGGTTGAACTTTTTAACCCTGCTGAAATATTTGAAAAGGAGAGCAGGGAGGAGGCTTACCAAACCCCCTACCAACACCGTGTGTCCCCTTGATTCTAACACAAAATAAGCGTATATTCATAAAATGACGCAAGAAAATCGCATTAGCAGTACAGAAAACAACAGATTTCGCATTAGTATTGGCAGAATCAGGCCACAAATCACGCTTGCAATTACATTTCTGGGAACAATTGCAATTGTCGGGATGTATTTAGGATTTATCGAGATCAGTGGTGTGGCCGCTGCGGGCATAATTGCGTTAGCCAAGGATGTTATAACCACTGACGGGAGCTAGTTATGCAAAAGCCTGGAGGTCAACCTGGGATTAGCGTGGGGAACCCCTCGGATAAAACCCTTGCAAAACAAAAACGCTTCTTGCTGGCATTTGAAGCAGTTGGTGTTATTGATAAGGCCGCTAAAATGGCAGGGACTAGCCGAGAAATGGTCTACAAGTGGATGAAGTCAGATCTTATCTTTAGGGAAGAAGTTGAAGACGCTCGTAAAGTTCATACCGATAAACTTGAAGGTATTCTTTTCGACCTTATCCAGGAAATGCACAACAAGTTAGACTACAAGGCTAACCCTACCCTCCTGGTCTTTGCCCTTAACGGTGCGATGCCCGAGAAGTACAAGGGGACTGTCCAGCCTAACAGCGATGCCCGAGATGTTATCTCCGAATTCCGGAAAGCCATGCGCCAGGAGAATAATATCCCGGAACAAACACCAGAGAAGCGCCCTGAAAGGATGCCGTCAATAGAGGAACAAGCACAAGATATAATCCAAAGCAAGCGTGGTTCTCTAAATGATTCAAGCAACGACAAGTAGTGTTCAGGATTTTCTCTATCAACGTGTTGGGTTTCAGCCGACTGAAGCCCAGGCACCCTTACTCTCATCGGACAAACGCTTTGTACTCGTTGCAGGCGGTGAACAGGCCGGTAAGAGCATGGTGGCTTCAAAGTTCCTTCTAAAAAGATTCTTCGAGTTACCCGATGGGGAGCCTGGATTATTCTGGCTGGTAGCAGCAGACTACGAACGTACTCGAGCAGAGTTTGAATATCTCGTAGAAGACTTCGCAGCCCTTGGACTCCTGTCAGAATCTACCAAGCGTGTCGATCCAGGTAAGATCATACTCGCAGACGGGACAAGAATAGAAACCAAGTCCGCAAAGGACCCGAGAACCCTCGCAATGAGAGCCCCGCACGGTATAGTAGGATGCGAAGCGTCACAGCTAGATCTCGAAACCTATTACAGGATGCGTGGTCGCTGTGCCCCTAAGAAGGGATGGCTATTTTTATCCGGAACCTTTGAGGGAAGCCTCGGCTGGTATCCCCAGATGCACTCGGCGTGGACGATCCCAACAGAAGACGAGCAGAGTTTCTCTCTACCAAGTTATTCCAATACCCATCTCTACCCTGGCGGGATAGAGGATCCAGAAATACAACGACTCAAACGTGATGCCTCCGATGATTTCTTCATGGAGCGTATCGAGGGAATCCCGTCACCACCAGAAGGACTGGTATTCATGGAGTTTCGGCCCAACCTCCACGTACAGGATGTCAAGTGGGACGTTGGAACTCCCGTTCATCTATGGATGGACCCCGGCTATGCAGGTGCTTACGCCATTTGTGCGGTGCAGATCATAGATAACGTGGTACACGTGATAGATGAAGTCTACGAACGAGGCCTCGTAACGGAAGAGATGATACAGCTATGCCAGTCCAAGCCGTGGTGGCAGGACGTGCAGTTCGGAGTCATAGACGTTGCAGGTTATCAACACCAGGCAATGGCAGCCCCGGCAGAACTGTGGATGAAAGAGACTGGGCTCTACCTTGCGTCCCAGAAGGTCATGATAAATGACGGTACGGAGCGGTTGAAGAGCTTCTTGAAGCCCGACCCGATAACACGGGAACCCAGGATACTGGTAAGCCCCTACTGCACGGGATTGCTTTCCGAGTTTGGAGCAGCTCCAAGTCCCTTCGATGGACAGACTCGTGCATATCGGTGGAAAACCGACAGAGACGGCAATATAGTGGGGAATTCCCCCGACGATAAAAACAATCACGCAATTAAAGCCCTTATCTACGGGATAGTAGAAAACTACGGTTACGGACATGTACAGAACAGGAACTCTATCCCTGTAAAGAGGTGGTAAATGGCACGTAGAAAAGCTACAGATATAATTGAAATGGTAGAAGCGCATTACAATGCAACAGAGCCGTTGCGTGACCGGATGGAACAGGATCATCGCCTCTACCGATTGGAGCCTTACGATGCAGGTGACGGATATCGTTCATATACTTCTAATGAACCACAGGTCATGGCGGATAAGATTGTTAGCTGGCTTACAGCGGCAGAAATGGTCGTCCGCATCCCGTTCTCAGGAGGAGAGCGTGACCAGCGAGACGCAAACAACCAGAAAGAAAGATTCTTAACAGGTATACTGAAGGCTGCGGATGACAACCTATGTAATCGACGGAAACCCTCAGTTAGGGATCAGCTTTCGTGGTTTATCACCGTTCGTGGTTGGTATGCAGGCCGTGCGCTTCTTGCGAAGAACAAGAATGAAGAAACCCGGATAGATATCACGCCGTGGGATCCTCTAAATACGTTTTGGGGTGAAGGGTCTGACGGGCTTGAATGGGCGTGCTATCGGCAACGACGTTCTGCGTCGGACATCAAGAGTGAATATAATGTTCGATCCCTGGGTATGGAAGAGGATCGGGACGAAGCGATCTTTGTGTATGACTTTTACGACAAGGAAGATAACTATGTCGTGATGCAAGATCGCATTTTGAAAAAACGTACCAAGCACGGCCATGACGGGGTTCCCTGCTTTATTGGCATGGTAGGATCTTCCCCTCTCATCCAGTCGGACGAGATAGGTACGGACGCTATCGCAGATTTCGGGGAATCCGTATTTAAGCATAACCGTGAGAACTTCGAGAGCAATAACTTCATGATGTCTACCATGATGGAGTTGGTGGCAAGATCCCGTAAGCAAGGGCTCAAGGTTACATCTCGAGATGGAACTAAGACTCTTGACGAAGATCCTTACCAGGCAGGTACCGAGATCGCCCTGGCCCAGGGTGAAGAAATAGAACCTCTCGGTATGCTCGAGATGGCAAAGGAAACTGGCGCTTTCATGGGAATGCTCTCCAGCGAGATGCAGAGAGGGGCATTGCCCTATTCTGTCTATGGAGAACTACAGTTCCAGTTATCCGGGTATGCAATCAACACGCTTAGGCAGGGTATAGACTCTGTACTGGCTCCCAGGATAGCTACCCTTGAAAAAGCATACCGCATGATCTTTATGATTATCTCGGAACAATATGCGTCGGGTAGTTTCAAGGCGATAGAAGTGTCTGGCAGAGATCGTGACATGATGTATTTCAGTGACGAGATCACCCCCGAGGTAGTTAAGTCCGGGGGAGAGCCAGAGATATCTATCATCAGCCAACTCCCGCAGGACGACATGTCCAAGATGAGCATGGCACAGATTGCTCGTGAAGGTCAGACTCCTCTACTTCCTGACATATTTATTCGGGATCACATTCTTGGGTTACAGGACGCAGACCAGCTAGACGACGTAATCAAGGAACAGGTAGCCGAACAGGGATTACCCGAAGCTAGCCTGTTTACGTTATTAACTTCGCTGGAGAACCGTGGGCGTAGTGACCTTGCCCAGTTTTACTTTGGTGAGCTTATGCGAGTAATGGTAGAGAAGACCGCAGCAGCTAGGCAGGCAGCGGCTGCTGGGGGAGTACCTCCACCCCCAGGCGGGGCGCCACCAGGCATGGGCCCAGGAGGACCACCTCCAATGCCACCTCCCATGGCGGGGCCACCAGGCTTACCTCCCGAGGTGATGTCTAATGCGGCAATGGGAGTACCTCCGGTTCCTCCAACAGGGCCTCCTATGATGATGCCGCCCGAGTCTCCACGGCCTGGAGCTATCGCTAATGATGAAGAAAGACTTAGAAGATTAGGCTTAATTGCACCCAGGGAGGGATAGTAGATGGCTTCCCCGTTTAATTTTGATGCAATAATGCAACTACAAAATATGTATAACGCTTCGGTTGCAGAGGCTTCACGAAAAGCGTCGCAACTAGCGCAATCATCTGCCGCTACTCTAACAGGGTTCCTCGGAGGAACTGGCATTCCCCCGACAGAAGCTGCGGTAATGGGAGAAGGATACGGAGGCGGCCCCGGTCCTAGCCTTGATGCGTTTAGTGAGTTTGTCCCAACTCCTGAACCTACTCCAATCGCAGGACCTCCAGGATATCCTCCTGCTGACATGCCCATGGGAGGCCGGATAAACCCGATGGGAGGTCCCTCTATAGGACCAATGGGTCCGATGGAACCGCCGGGTGACAGGGCGATGATAGAGGCCTTGCTTGGTTCAACTCAAACACCAATGCACTCTATGTATCCTAGAAGTCATTACAACCCGAGCCTCATGCCTACGGGTGCAGCCTCGGAGCTTGGTGAACAGTTAGCCTTTGAACCGTTTTATCGGGGACAGGACACTCGGTATCCCGATGAAGGTTTAACCCCAGAACAGATGATGGCGATTAGTGAAGGAAGGGTTCCGTCCGTAGACGAACAGTTGCCCGTAGGAATATATGGTGAAGGTTTTGCAGATCCAACCTTCTCGAGGCCACCTCCAGGCTCGATGGGAATGGGTGGAAGTCAGACGCTCCCAGTAATCTTGAAGGATCCAATTATAGATGCCCAGGGGAACATAGTTGAGAGGCCAACCCAGGGCCTTGCGACTGAAGTTAAAGGCCCATTGCCTCCGATTCCATTCATTGGTGGAAAAGACAAGGAATCGGAGTATCAGAAGTATCTTACGGATATAGAGTATCTTTTCCAGGTTCACGATAGTCCTGACTCCACTAATGAAGACAAATATCGAACAATGGCAGACTTGATAGATTACCTGGGTCAGGAAGACAATGAAGATATGTATTCGGAGGAAGCTCTCGGTTGGTTAGGTACAAATGCTAAACCTTATAGTCCGGGGAATTTATATACAACAATAAGTAGTAACATTGATGCGTTAAAAGGAAGTGATGTTTCTGAAAAGGTAAATCTTTTAGAAGAGGGTTTAGCGGACTGGCAAAACAGGGCGTATGAACAGACTACGGATACGGATGTGTTTAGGACAGGAGAAGCTGCTCCCGACCTGTTGCCAACTTCGATAGAAGGAGAAGATTACGCAGCATACGAGTCCAGGGCCTTTAACCAGAGGATGGCTCTAATAAATAATCATATCAACTCTACTCCTGCATTAGCCAATTTGCAAAGCATCACTGGAGGGCCAGCCCTTCTTGCAGAGTGGAGTCATGCTAAAAATGTAGATTGGACTCGAAAGCGCCATCTGGATCCTGGAGGATTCCGTCAGGATATTCTAGACTTTATCGGGGAAACTGGAATGGATCTTACCCCTACTGATGAGCAGCTCAAAGAATTAAGGGCGCTCGACCCGAAGGCCTTTGCTGAGACAACCCAGAGGGGCTATGCGGAAGGGGAAAGATTAGCAGGAGGCGCCAGAAGAGAAGATCCAGAAGATATGGGCCCCGGAGTGGCTAGAAATCTGGCTAAGACGTACTGGTTGTCAGACAAGGGTGGAAGCCAACGGAAATATTTGGAGCCCGAAATGGATTTGGTTTTTCAGAATATGATAAATTCTTGGACTCCTTCTGCCGAATCTATAAGGATAGATGTTAGCGATGAGTCCACGGTTAGGGAAGATCAATTCAAATATGTTTGGGGCGTGTTAAAAGATGCAGACTTTGATTATAATAAGATCAAGACGGATGAGCGATTTAAGCTAGCGGAAACAATGGAAGTCGAAAAACTTCCTACCTGGAGATGGGATAGGTAGGTTTGAAATGGATAGAGGAGAAATGAAGGATGGCTACAGTAACGGCTAAATCCTCCTATAAGGCAATTCGTGAAGCTGAGGACAAGGGACAGATTAGCGAGGCTGCGGCGTCACGATTACGTAGTGAAAAAAACCGCAGGGCTACAACTGGGGCCTATTTTGCTGCTGATGACTTTGATGCTGGAACCCTGGGGATAGATGAACTATCCTTATCTGAGATTGCTGCAACTTTGCAGGACTTGCATGACCCGGCTCCTCCTGGGGCGACACCCGGTGATGAGAGGTACGGCGGTAACTATGCCTCCTCAGTTGCAGGTGCGGGCGCAGGCTGGTCAGCGCCGGTAGGTAGTCGTGAGGACGGCAGGCCGTCTATAGCAAGACAGGTCACGGAGCAAAGGGCGAGACAGGAAGCGGATTCCGATCCAGTGAAACGT